GGGAAGCTAGATATGGACTCTGAAATAATTTATATTCCGAATATTAATTTTCTTAATATCCATAACATAAAATAGGACAGAATACCCCATCCTCCGGCTTCTAAGGTGAATAAAGCAAGCAATTTCGCTTCTTTCACGTTAGGCGCTCGTTTTATTACTTCCTCCACAGTTAATTCTGTGACCCCGTGACTAGTCTTAATTACTAGATTAGTTACGAGTGTGGCGAAATCCAAGCCGGTTTCCGAAAGGGTAGTAATCCCATTCGAATAACTCGACCAGATGATGTCGCACGCGAGGATAAATAAATCCCATTGGTGATAAATACTTAGTCCGCACACTAGGAGCAGGAGCTCAGCTAGTCTAAAGAGGTAATTACCTACTATAGATGTAACTGAGTCCGAGACTCCAGGTACGATGGTATTCATCCCAAAGAGGGCGTTTAGCGCGGAGATTATTGCGACAATACAATGTACAGTGGTTGGTATGGAGGTACACAGGGTTACTAATCCTGTGAACACTCCCAACCCAACAAGACCTCTGAACCTACGAGCAGCTAAGGCCGCGAAAGTCTTGAAAGAATTAACTTTCATGAGATTCGGGGCCAAAAATCTGGCTGCTCTGGTCAAGTAAGGTCCGACTGCCAGTATTGGTAGTCCTGACATCATGTATCTAGTGTGTGGATCGCTATCAATGCTAAACTCAATAATCTGAGTAATCTGAGGATCGGGTTTATACCCTTCCTTAATTACCGTGATTGTTTGTTTAACAATAGCCGATTCCGCTAACGCAATAGACATTGCAGTCCGCATAGAGAAAATCTCTTTCCCAATCATATATTTCCCTAACCCGTCAATAATAACGGAAGAAGGAAGTAAAAGATTGGAATCAGGTATAACCTGACTGTGAAGTAACTCTCTGTAAGATTTCATCTTACGTGAGAGTATTCCTTGTATAGGAACTTCCACAGTAGAGTTTCCTCTAGCGGATGAAACGCCTATTCCAGATAAGGATTGCATTAGTTTACGGGCTGGCCCCCCTGGACCCCATGAACGCCCAACGTTAACTTGTTTCATCATCTTAAAGATGAATGATTCATAGTTAGCGCTAATACGTTCATGATCCGCTTTGATGAGTTTCAATCTTGCTTTCAAAAGCAGCCAGTAAAAGGCCGCTTTCGGGGAAGGAAAATTCCCGAGCAATGGTTGAGGATCAGCTATTGCAGACATTCTATCAAAGAATGTTTGAAATACCTGGTCGTTACTGGGATTCATTTTGTATCTCAGTAAGCTCTCAAAGACCATATATAGTTTAATAGAAGATTCGACTTTATTAACATAATAATGTCCTTCTTTCATTATCCTAAATATGGATCGGATAAGGCTGGAGTGACACTCAATGGGAAGAATCCAATTCTTTTGTTCGAGTTGGACTATAAAGTTAGCTAATAGCGGGTATCTTGAATAAGTGGAAATCAATCCACCTATCGGGAAACCGCTAATCTCGACACCTTGATGAAACCATCTCTTAGCGAATTCAAACATATCTTTCGATACGTGAGATTTCTCTTTTGAGAATGGCATATCAAGAGTGCCTAGGAGGCTTCTATAAGCCTCAGCTACTTTATCACAGCTTATAACAAGATCATCTCCCAGTATGAAGTATCGATCAAACGTGCTGTAACCAGCACGAATGGCAGATACCATTACTAGGACATGATGAGTTAAAGCCATTGCAGGCCATGATGAGTATGCACCCATAGGTTGACCGGCTCCATAACTCACCAGCTGCTCTGTTTTATCAGGCAGCGTGATGTGAAATGGTAACTCCGTAAGGATTTTCCTCCACGCCTCAGATTTGTCGTTACCTATGATAGAGGCTATCACTCTTTGTTGAAGAGTAATAGGCATTCTATCAGTGGCAGCGGTCAAATCGAGGGAGTGAAAGGAATTTCCTTCAGCTTTTGCGGTAAACTCGAGAAATGCCCCTTGGTTAAAGGTACAATCTCTTGGGATCCTTCTCAAAATTCTGTTTAACAGAAGATGGAGAGGTCTCAAGGCAGATTGTGACCAGTAATCAACGAGAGCAATTACTCTAGTTTTACCTTCCTTGTCTGAAAAGTAGGAGATCTTTCTTAAAGATCCCCCTCTTTTCGCTTTTGACTTGAAACTATCGCTCCACTTGAAGGCAAGACGTCCTTCAGTACCCTTCGCTAACATCGATTCTAGATAGAAACCCAGCTTATTACCCCCTAATACTTTAATATACTGTATTAGTTGAGGAGTAAGTAAGGTAAGTTCTAACATCGAATTGATGAGCGCATGGCCCTGAGGACCTTTCTTGGTCGTCAAGTGATGCGTAGTCCAATCCGTACTTAATAAGTCTTTCTTACGTAGGTGGTAAAGCGTTCGCTTTACTCCTAACATACGAAGGGCTTGATTAAGCTCCCAGTCAGTAATATCATCTTGCCCTTTCCAGGGTTCGACGATCGTACTTAGATCTGGGTTAGGTTTGAGAGTTATTGATCTCAAGGACATGAATAAAGATAATAATATCTTCATTCGGTCTCTGTTACCAATAGCTTCATAATAGAGTGCAGCGAATTCTTTCGGAATACCGTTAGAATCCAATGCAACTCCATTATGCTCAAACGACGGTTGGCCGGAAAAGGCACGAGTTATGTAATTTCTACAAGTTTTGATATACTTGATAGTAAATTCGATACCTCTGTCCTTTTCAAGTCTACTTACCACTTCAAAGAAGTGGGAAGAAGCGGAACTAATCCACGCTGCTTCATGAGGAATATAAGCACTTAGAATAACACGAATTAATCGTGGGATTCTCCCTAAGAAGAGAATCCGTTTCTTTGTCGCAGTATTTCTTATGTTTGCAGCTATTAGTTTTAGTAATAGGTACAAAAGATACCCGGAGTTCCCGCACATCGAGTTAGGGGGCTAGCCTTC